GGCAGCAGGGGCATTCCCCGCAGAAATCACAGGGCGGGTAGTTGATCGTCAAGGACTGGCCCGGTAATGCCCGGCCAACATCACCTCGGAGACGCGGAACATCTCCGCCCAGAAGATGTCCTTGACATGATTGTGACGCTTTTGGATCTTGAGCATCATGGACATGGCGTCGGACTCGACGTCGAAGGGCCCGAACTGCCCCTCCTCGGTCTCGCCGGTATGGCTGTGCCGCTTCTTCCAGCGGATCACGTACCGTTCGGTGTACTGCATGTCAGTCCTCCGGTCCGGCGTAGCAGGTGTAGGTCCAGCCCTCGGGGTTGGGGTCGACGTCCACTTCCAGTAGGTCGATCACCCGGCCGTCCCGGACCAGGAACTCCCCGGACGACGGGACGGCCACCTTGGGATCACAGGCACCCATGCCGATCACATCGAAGGTGCCACCGCAGGAGCAGTTGTTGTGGTCAGTCCATTGCATGGGCTTGCCTCTTTCTTTGCCCAGTGCTACACAGAGGTTTACCGCACTTGTAAAGGTGGCCGACATGGGTCTTTACACAACACCGTTCTTTCTCCGCCATGTGCTCCCCGACGATCGTCTGGTGAACATCCGGGTGTCCGACAACGAGCGGACCGGCGAGCACATTGTCCAGTTCGAGTACCGGAAGTGGTACATCGACCCGGGACTCTTCCACGACATACACGAGCTGAGCCGTCACGTGTCCCGCTCCGGGGCGCTGGAGTTCGAGCCCACCCTGCTGGGGCACAAGCCGCTCTTCGATGCGTGGTTCGAGATCGTCCCAGCCGAGAGGCTACCGCTGACAGACCAGCCTATGGCGTTCCGTATCGGACGGGATGAGGGGCAGCGGCCCTACTTCCAGATGCTCTGCCGCCAGGGCACGATCGACCCGGCCATGGTCCGCGAGCTGAACGAGTACGCGATGCCGTACGTCTGCTCCGGTCTCGTGCCGGTACCCCCGAAGACCCGGGGGATTCCCGCCATCTAGAGCGTCGCGTTGGTGTGGTGGAATGCCGCAGCCGTGAACTCGTCCAGGAGCGCGCGGGCCTTGGCGTCGCACGTGTCGCAGCCCGCGTGGCGGCTGTGGCAGTCCACCAGCATCTCAGCCAGGACGGCTTCGTAGGCGTCGTCGTACCAGGCTTCATAGTCGGTAGTCAGAACATACTCCCGTAACGCTTGGAGCCGCAGCGGCATTCGTAGATCGGGGCAACCATGAGCAGCCCCATGTAGTTACCCCGGTGACGGTGCCAGTGGATGTGGAAGCGCCGACGCCTCATGTCAGCGGATGCTGAGGGGCTTCTTCGAGAAGAGCCATCAGCAGGTTGACGAACTTGTCCTTGTACTCGTGCGTGGCGTACTCACCATCCTGCCGGATGTAGTCGATCTTGACGAAGTACTCGTCGTAGCCGCAGGTGTCGCACTTCCCCACGCGCCGCTGGTCCTCGTTGTACTCGATGACCTCTACCGCTGTGGGGTCGTACCTCTTGACGAAAGCCAGCAGAGCCTGTCGGAACCCCTCGGGCCACTTGCTGTGGTCATAGGTTTGCACGGTCATGCCTCGGTTCGTAGGTAGGTCCAGCCCGTCGTTATGCTCTTCGGACGACTATACCGAGTACTCGTGGGGTCTGTGGCGAACACGTAGTGCACCATGGCCGGTGTGCTGTCGACAACCTGGACTTCCAGCCCGTCCCCGGTGGCCCAGACCTGCCCTACGGCCATCTCCTTGGTCTCGTTGTCGACGGCGTCGGCGGTGTCCAGGAGCCAGTAGGCGAGGCGTCGGGCATCCTTCGGGGAGAAGAGATCCGAGTCGGGACCTGTCCGCAGCCTGACGAGTCCGTCACTACTTCGCGTCACGCTGTACATGGCGCCGTGGTACTCGCTTATGACGTCTTCCGGCATGGTCAGCCCTCATCATTGCGTAGGTCCAGAGCGGCCTGAGCGGCCTTGACAATCGCGTCCCCGAGCCGCAGAGCGTCTGCGGGGTCCAGCAGGGCATCCCCGCCCGGGATGACAGAGTCAGTCCAGGCAAGGTGGACGTGTTCGGCATCGAAGCCCACGGAGAAGGTCTTACCCCCGAGGCTGGCGATACCGGGTAGATCGTTGCGGCGCTGTTCCGGCTCCAGGCCGTACCAGACGGTCTGCCAGCAGAGATCGGAGCACACAGGCTTGAGCCCGCAGCGGCGGATAGAGGTGAACTTGAGCGGCGAGGCAGGTTGCAGGGGTTTCTGGCAACCGGCGCAGACTTCGTCGGACATTCAGAAGTGTTTCTCGATGGTAGCGGCGATCTGAGAAAACGGGGTGCCCACGTCGTTGAGGCGGGCCAGGTCTTCGAGTTCCCCCGTAGGGCTTCGGAAGCGTGGGCTGGCGCTGTCCAGGCCTGCCCAGACAACGACGTCGTGGGGGAGGTACGCGGCTTTGCCCTCGTAGGCGTCGGCACCATAGACGTACATGCCAGGGTCCGGGTGGAAGGTACCGGCTATCGGGCCGGGAATCACGCCCTCCTCGACCGCGAGGTGGCAGAGCACCCCCAGACAGCAGTAGCTGTCGCCTCGGCGCAGAGCCCCCATACCCTGATTGAACTGCCCCGAGCGGAGAGCGGCCACCCACTTCGCCTTGATTTCCGGCTTCACAGGGACTCCTTGTTGATCTTGAGGGTTTCCGTCACGGCTTCGGAGGGGTCGGGTTTCCGGGCGTCCCGGTACCACTTGAGCAGGTTCAGAGTGGCGCAGGGAGCGGGGCGGCAGCATTCCGTGCAGTACGCGAGATCCTTGAACCCGATGGGCTGGTGCAGCTCGTAGAGAGCGCCGTAGAAGTCGTGCCAGTCCTGCTCAGGCGACACTCCAGTGCCTCCCTACGAAGTCGAAGAAGTCCTGGAGTCGGCTGTCGTCGTAGAAGGGATCCCGGTTGCTGCCCCGGATCAGGTCGGCGAGATCGGGGTTCATCCGGTGCAGCACGTTGAAGGCGGTCTGCCCGTCGCGGAGGCCGGGGCGCTGGTCCCGTTCCTTCGCGTATTCGGTGGCGAACTCTTCGAGGCCCTCGGAAACGGCGTACATCGTGGTCTAGTCCTTTGTCTTGCGGGGCTTCTTCTTGCAGGCGGGGCAGCGGAGAGGCCACCGTCCCCTGCCGTTGGTGCGAAACACTTCCGCGTCGCAGTCCTGGCAGTAGCGGTAGGTGGCCCCGACGGGATCCATGTTGGCGGGCTTCCGGTAGAACCGGGGTTCGATGTGGACCTCCACATCGTGCGAACAATCCGTGCAAGTGCAGTCCATGCCGTTGTGGCAGTTCTTGCATCGGCAGTCGCAGGCCATTAATCGTCGGCCCCGGTGGATGTAGTAGACGTGCGTGCAGGCCATGGGGTTCCCCTTACTTGATCTTGGTCCAGGTGTGACAGGCGTTGGTCTCGAAGTACTCGCCGCGCTTGAGCGTCACGTAGGCCGGTCCGGCGGCGTTGCCGTTGGCGATGATAGCGGACAGCTTCCCGGAGGCATCCGCCAGGCGGGCCCAGTAGCAGTACCCGATGGACTCGCTGGTCGGTCCCTCGGTGCGGTAGGTGCCGGGAGCGATGTCCCTGCCGACCTTGTAGGTGCCGTCCCCGATGGGCTTCCCCTTCCGGATGGCCTCGGACAGCCCCGGGTTGTGTGCGGCGGCCGGGCGGGAGTCCGGCACGTCGGAAACCTTCGCGAGGGCGTAGATACAACTGACCACGAAGACGGCGACTACAGCGGCAATCAGGGTACGGCGCTTCATGAGGGCTCCTGTTGTAGAGGCGTGTAAACACCGTAGCGCATGCGGGACGTCGGGTAAAGAGCCTGTGATACAGGCCACTCAGTCAGCCAGGACCATGGTCCAGTAATCGCCGTTGCTGTTATACCCGATACCGATATCCGTGAAGGCACACGTCAGAATGTGGTCCCGGTGGGCCGGGCTGTTCATCCAGGTATCCATTACGGCAGCGGGGGAGGGCTTGCCCTGGGCCACGTTCTCCGCTTTGGTGGCGCCCGGGAAGCTGAGGTCGGAATGCTTCATCACCCCGTCGGCCGCCTGAACCGCCGACCAATTCCGCGCGTACTCATTCAGCTCGGAGTTCATCGCGATGGGCTCGGAGCACACCGAGGCCCGCTCCTTGACCACCATGGCCCACACGTCCAGCTCGAACTGACTGCTGCCGCTGGCGTATGTCGGGTTGACCGGGGAGGGGGTGGGGGTAGCCGAAGCCTTGGGGGAAGGCGCAGACGGGCGCGTGGAGGGCTGGGACGGCTTCGGCGAGGGTTTGGGTGTCCGAGAGGCTGTGGGGCGCTCTGACGGGCGTGTGGGGGTCGGGGAGGGGCTTTTAGAGGGTTTGGCCGAAGCAGTGGACCGTTTGGGGCTGGGTTTCAGGCGGAGAACCGTCGGGGGCGGGGACGAGGCCACCGCGCGGGCGGGTACGGACACGTCCTGCTGCATAGCGAAATAGCCGTAGGACCCGCCCAGGCCGAACAAACCCACGCCCGAGAGTATCGCGGCGTGGCGTAGCCAATTGGACTTACGATGGGTACCCATTACTTCCTTTCTCGGGGCACAGAACGGCCCCCGCATTTAGCGGGGGCCGTTCTTAGGTTATGCGACAGACACCCCGTGGCTTCGCAGCCACGCGATGGGGTCCAGGAAGTTCCCCGCCGCGAAATTCGGAACAGTCCGGATCTCGAAGTGCAGGTGGGGTCCGCTGGAGTGGGTACCACTGTTCCCCACGTTGCCGATGACCTGACCGGTCTTCACCACCGCACCGGGGCCTACGTTCTTTGCGCTCAGGTGGGCGTAAAGGCTGTAGGTGCCGTCGGTGTGGCGGATCTGGATGTTCAGGCCGTAGGCGGAGGAGGGGTCAGAGGCAACTACTATGCCGTCGGTCGTGGCACGGACCGGGGTCCCGTACCGGGCGGAGAAGTCCACTCCGGTGTGGTACCCCAGGGTGTAGCCACGGCTGGGGTTGTGGAATACCTGGCCCACCGGAGCGTCCACCGGAGCCACGTGCGTGGGGTGGAAGGGGATGGTTGCAGGCGGGTTGGCGGGCTGGGCTGCTGCGCGGCCGGGGAGGGTCAGAACCTGTCCAGGGTAGATCAGGTTCGGGTTGGACCCGATGACCTTCTTGTTCAGCGCGTACAGCGGCTTCCAGTTGTCCCCGGCAGCGTTGTGGGTCGTCAGCTTGGCGATGCCGTACAGGGTGTCACCCTGCTTCACGGTGTAAGTCCTCTTGGTGGAGGGCTTGGAAACCGGAACCGGGTTGGGGGCAGGAGGGGTAGAAGGAGTTTCAGGTACTGAAGGTGTTTCAGGAACTGAAGGGGTCGGTTCCGGGTTCGGGTACGGGTTGAGCCCGCCCTTGAACATGGATCCGTGGGGGCCGCTAGGCTGTAAGGGGTACCCGGAAAGGGCATTACAGGTCCAGGCAGTCGGGCCTTGCAGAGCGAGCAGGGCTTCGCCAGCCATGATCTGCTGCTGCTTGGTGGCCTTGTATGCCTGGTGCCCGTCACCCTGAGGGTATCCGGATACATCCACGCCATTGCGGCTCAGGTAGGCGACTGCGTCGTTCCAACTGTTGGGCTGGAACTGTAGACCGCCTGAGGATTTTCCATTATCGCCGTCCGGCCGGTCCCACTGCCCGCTGCTCTCGCATTGTGCTACTCGGTCCCAGTCCTCTACGCTCGCTGCGGAGGCATTTGCCGCCGAAAGAATCGGCACAGTGATGCCAGCCCCAACTACCCCGATGGCCGTAATCAACGTCGATTTAGTTACTTCTGGCTTACGGTGCTTGTTTTCCTTACTCATTTTTAACCGCTCTCCGTTCGCCTACGGGCCACATGTCAGATTTCGGGTCGGAGCCACCCTAGGTCCTGTTGGTTTTCACACCCCAAGTCTCGAAGACTAAACAGTGGTGTCCCGCTCCTGCCCACGTTGGTAGACTGCGAAATTTCCGGTGGCAGGATTAAGCGTACCGCTCCTGATTATACGGTCTTAGGCACCCCACAGCAGGACCAGTACTCCTGCACCTTCACCCCCAAGGGCAGCAGAGCGAGCTTACCGTTGGCCGGGTGCGCCCAGTAGTACCGCTTTCCGAAGAAGTCCACGGGCGTGAGTTTTCCGGCCTTGTACTTCTCGTACCCAAGCATCTGTGCTCCTGTTCACATGTTAATATCGACAAGGAATATATGGAGGTGGAACATTTATGTCCGATATGAACTTTGATTTCTGGAAAACCGACCAGACTGAAGTGGATCTTGAAGGCGCCAAAAGCGCCGAAGTAGAGAAATTTCCACCCCAGTTCTCCGAGGACGAGTCCCTGGAACTCCCCGACAAGTTCACCAGCTCTTGGGTGCGATCCCAGCTCGCTGAGTCAGTCTGGAAGAAAGTCCCGCAGCAGGCCAAGATCAGCCCAGCACTCATCGCGGAGATGGCCAATGCCGCCGCGAAGACCCCGTCCAAGCGCGGGCTGATGGCGCGTTTCGGGATGGGCCCGAAGAGCTTCTATATCTGGGAGGCCAAGGCCGCCCAGGGTATAGAGCCCTATGCCTTATGGCACCGGTGTGTGATGCACGGATTCTCCAAGCTGGAAGAAGAGCTGCTGGACAACGTCCGGGGTCACGCAATCAGCGACTGGAAGGCAGCCGCCTGGTACCTGGCCCGGTTGAACCGCGAAGAGTTCGGCGAGAAGCAAGCTACCACCCAGATCAGCGTTCAGGGTGAGGGTGGGTCCAAGGTCACAGTCAATAGGATCACCGAGGACGACGCCATGGCTATCGCGCGGATCATGGGGGAGATCGGCGCACTGCCGTCCGGCACCTCGGACAACGTCATAGAGGGCGAAGTAGTGGAGGGCGACTGATGCCTCTCCCCCATGACGTGGTAGTGGCCGGGCACAGGATCCCGGCCGGGACCAAGTGCTATTGCGTGGTCAACCACTACCCCGCGTACGCCCACGTGCTCCCGTACGAACTGCCCAACGGCCAGATCCTGTACTTGTGCCCCACGTCACACCAGGCTCTGACCCTGTACATGGCTCTGGCCGAACAGAACAACGGGGTTCCGGTCTTCGACAACAAGAACGGGTGGTCGCTGGTTGTCCAGCGTCTGGGCCAGCTCCTGTGGGCCGTGAAGTCCCAGAACATCTCCGTAGATCAGTACATGCGCCTGGAGACCTTCCGAAGGCTGTCCAAAGAGGTAGACAAACTGTGACCGATATCAAGAAGATCTTGCAGGGGAAGTTACAGCTCCCCGAGCAGTACATCCCGCAGAAGCCCACCCCGCACCAGTCGACATTCCTCTTGGTCCCGCACTACGAGGTGTTCTTCGGGGGCTCCGCTGGGCCGGGTAAATCCTCGGCCCTCTTAATGTCCGCGCTCCAGTATGTTGATCATGAGAACTACAACGCCCTGATCCTGCGTAAGACCTTCCAAGACCTGGCCAAGGCCGACGCACTTATCCCGCGTTCCAAAGAGTGGCTGATGAACACCGACGCCAAATGGAACGAGACGGCCCACCAGTGGCGCTTCCCCTCCGGGGCGACGCTCACCTTCGGCCACATGGACGATGAGAACGCCAAGTACAACTACCAGGGTGCGGCTTGGCACTTCATCGGGTTTGACGAGCTGACCCACTTCACCGAGACCATGTACATGTACATGCACTCCCGGTGCCGTAAGGCCGAGTCGGACCCCATCCCGCTCCGTATGCGCGCCACCGGCAACCCGGGTGGTATCGGGCACGAGTGGGTGAAGAACCGGTTCGTGACCCCTCCGGACCTCGAAGAGGCCACCTTCGGGATGGACGAGGAGGCCCGGCAGGAGTACATCGAAGAGCGGGCCAACATGCTCTTCATTCCGGCCAAGCTCCACGACAACCCGCACATCGCCAAGGACTACGAGAAGAATCTGAAGCGACTGGACGCGGTGACGAGGGCCCAGCTTCTCAATGGAGACTGGGAAATCGGCGAGATGGGCAACCTGTTCCGGATGGAATGGTTCGACAACCGGGTCATCGAGCAGGTGCCCCGGGACGTAGAGATCATCCGTAAGGTCCGTTACTGGGACCTGGCCAGCACCGACGAAGAGAAGGTCAAGAACAAGAAGGGCGCAGCGGACTACACCGCCTCGTGCCTGATGGGTATCGGGGACGACGGCAACGTCTATGTCCTGGAGATGACCCAGGACCGGCTGAGCCCGCTGGACGTGGAACGCCTGGTCAAGTCCAAGGCCCAGCGCGACTCCATCGACGGCTTGGGCAAGACCATCATCTGGATGGAGGAAGAGCCCGGCTCATCCGGCAAGAACACAATCCAGATGTATGGGCGGTATGTACTGCTCGGGTACCCGTTCTACGGGGACAAGCCCACCGGGGGCAAGATAGAGCGAGCGAGGCCTGCGTCATCCGCGTGTGAGAACGGCGCTGTGTACCTGGTACGTGGCTCCTGGACCAAGAAATTCCTAAATGAGCTGATCGGATTCCCTGTCGGACAGCACGATGACATGGTAGACGCCTTTACTGGAGCCTTCTCGAAGATTGCCCAGGGCGCTATTATAGGTGTGAATTACAAGGAACTCAAGGCAAAGAAACGTCCGCGTAAGAGTCTTTGGGACTAGGAAGGAATGACATGGTTAGCTTCCCATGGATCGATAAGCAGCGAGCCCAGGACCCGCCGGACTATTTCAACCGGACGTCGGAAAAGCAGCGTCGATTAGAGGGCTACCGCAAGGCGTGGGAGGCATACCTCTCAGAGCTGCCGGACCCGATCAAGGTGGACAGCCCCTCGAACGACAACGTCAAGGTGAACCCGCTGAGGGCGATCGTTGAGGTTGGCGTCTACTTCCTATTCGGCGATGAGGTTCGTTTCGAGCTATCTCCGAACCGGTCCACGGACGGCGCCAAGAAGAACAAGCCCGGGGGTGGGGCCTCTGATGCCGCCGACACTCCTCCGAAGAAGCCGACAACGCCTGAAGGCGACTCCCCGAAGGCCAAAGACCTCACCCCCGGTCTGGACAAGGATACACAAGCCATCGTGGATGGCGACCCCAAACTTCTGGACGACCCGCCGTGGGTTGCTGATCTTGCGAAGATCTGGAAGGCCAACCGCAAGAAGGCCCTCCTCAATGAGATGGGCCTGTCCGGCGGCATCCATGGCGACGTGTTCGTCAAGTTCATCCCGAACGGTGCAGGGGTCAACTACGACCTCCCCCGCATCGTCCTGCTCGACCCGGCCAACGTAGACGTCTTCACCCACCCGGACGACTGTGACCGGGTCATCAAGTGGGTCATCACCTACAACACCGAAGACGAGAACGGCCGTCCCGTCACCCGGGAACAGGAGATCACCCCTGTCACCGAGAGCGAGGACGAGTACGGCACCGCGCTGATCAAGAAGTGGGAAATCAAGGACTACGAGCTGCGGTGGAACTACGACCAGCAACTGGGCTGGACCCCGGCTGGCCACAACTCCCGCGAGCAGGTCGGCCCCACGAAGAGCTGGGACTACGCGTGGCCCCCCATCGAGCATTGCAGCAACCTGAACCTCCCCCACATGTTCTGGGGTATGGCGGACTTCGATGAGTCCGCGATCGAGCTGGTACAGGGTATTCAGCGTGCGATGTCCTCCCTGAACAAGATCGTGCGCCTGCACGCGAGCCCGCGTCTCTTCGCCAAGGGTGTCATGCCCGAATTGGTGGGCCAGATCGACGCGTCCCCCGACGGCGTCATCACCCTCCCCGCTGGTGCCGGTGTGGACTCCGACCTCCGCATTCTGGAGGGTCTGACCAACATGGACTCCCAGATCGCCTTTGTGGAAAGCATGCGCAAGCAGCTCCTCGAAGCCCTGCGGATCCCGCCGATCGCCCTGGGCGACATCAACACCATGTCCACGTCCATGTCCGGTATCACCATGGCCGTTCTGTACGCCCCGATCATCCAGAAGACCGAACTCAAGCGCATCGAGTACGGCGACATGCTGGACCGCATCAACAAGAAGCTCCTCATCCTCCACGGCTACGAAGACGCCATGGACTATGACGACTTGGTCGTGGTCTGGCCCGAAGCCATGCCCGGATCCAACTACGTCGAGCGCCAGACCCTCCTGGAAGACCAGACTCTGGGTGTTTCCTCCTACACGTCCATGATGCGTCTGGGCTACGACCCCGACCGCGAGGCCGCGAGGAAGCTCCAGGAAACGAAGGTCGAGATGGCCCTGAAGCAGCAGTTCCAGATCGAACAGATGAAGGTTCAGGCAGAACTCATGCCCAAGCCCGTGTTCGGCCAGCCTGGGGCTCCGGGAGCTGGCGGACCGTCAAGCGGCAAGGAGACCCGGGGCGGTAACAACAACCCGGCCGGGGTCGGAAACCGTGGCGGTTCTCTGGGGGCGACTGGTAATAGCACCCCCAAGAACAAGGAAAACCCGACCACCAGCAAATCCCGGGGCGGTCCGGGCGGTAGCGGGAAATAACACTCCGCATTTATAGATTTCCTATTCATTTAGAATAGGTTTCGGTAAGTCTAGGCGTCCTGGCGGCGCGACTTTCAGAGAGGTGGACCAGATGTCCGACACTGCAACTTCAGGTACCCCCGTAGGTTCTACTACCGATGCTACGGCAACGGATTACGGCACCAAGGGAACTGACACTTCCGGGCCTTCGAACGAAGGCAAGGGTTTCAGCGAAGAGTATGTGAAGGAGTTACGAAACGAGTCTGCTAAGTACCGCACCGAGCGGAACGACTTGCAGAAGTCTCTAGAAGGCAATCTCTCCAAGCTCTCAGAGCTGGAGGAGAAGGTTAAGGAGTTCGAACGCGCCAAGCTCTCGGAGCAGGAGCGCTCGAAGCTCGAATTCGAAGAGACGAAGACTCAGAACCAGACATTACAGGACCAGATGAAGGCAGTTCGGCTTGAGGCCGCAGTTGCCAAGAACACAGTCAAGTACGAGCTTGCTGATGCAGATGCCACTCTCCAGCTCCTGGACAAGTCCAAGGTGGAGTACGGAGACGACGGGCGTCCCAGCAATATCGACGCTGTATTAGAAGCCACACTGGAGAAGTACCCCTTCCTCAAGTCTGGTCGTAAGTCAGCACCGGATACCGGGGCTACAAACCCGGGCCGCCAGAAGAACAACACACTTACCCGCGAAGTCATTGCGAGCATGTCCCACGAAGAGCGTGTGTCCCGGATGGACGAAATTTCCAAGTGGATGCAGAGCGGGTATAAGTAAACCCCCACCCATCTTTTTGCCTGAAAGGTATTTGAGCAATGGCTTTAGATAACTTCATTCCCGAGGTATGGCACAGCCAGATCCTCGTGAACCTCAAGAACGAGCTGGTCTTCGGCTCCCCTCTCGTCGCCAACCGCAACTACACCGGCGACATCTCTGGCTACGGCGACACGGTCCACATCAACTCCATCGGTGCGGTCACGATCTCTGACTACACGAAGAACAGCGACCACGGCTCTCCCGAGACGCTGTCCGACGCGCAGCAGACCCTGATCATCGACCAGGCGAAGATGTTCAACTTCCAGATCGATGACATCGACCAGGCTCAGCAGAACCCGCAGCTCATGTCCGCTGCGATGGGCGAGGCGTCCTTCGCCATGGCCAACACCGCTGACAGCTACATCTCCGGTCTGATCAACGCTGGTACGGGCAACGTCCTTTCAGACGTCACCGTCGACCTGAGCGACCTGAACAGCAACGTCTCCACCGCTAGCGTCCTGTACGCCGCGTTCGTGGACCTCGCCGTCAAGCTGGACGAGAACAACTGCCCGATGAACGGCCGTTGGGCTGTCGTCAAGCCTGCCGTCTACGGTCACCTGCTCAAGGACCCGCGCTTCGTCAGCTTCGGCACCGGCCAGAGCCGCGACACGATCGCGAACCGTGCTGTCGGTTCCATCGCTGGCTTCACCATCCTGGTCTCCAACACCGTCCCGGCCGGTGACAACAGCGGCAACCTGGTTCTCGCGGGCCACAACTCAGCGGTCACCTTCGCTGAGCAGATCACGTCCCTCAAGGCCTACCAGCCCGAGAAGCGCTTCGCGGACGCCCTCAAGGGCCTCCACGTCTACGGTGGCAAGGTCATCCGGCCTGAGCTGCTTGCCAAGGTCGAAGTTCTGACGGTCCCGTAATGTTAGCTAAGCGAATATCAGTTGCTAACGGTACCTATACCAGTGTCTTCCCTGGATTGACTCTAAGCGGTTGGTATGAGGTCACGATTTACAACCTCGGTAACAACGTCGAGTTAATCACTGACACATCGGATACCAATGGTTTCCAGGGTGGTAGCGGTGTACTGAAGTTCACTTGGGGTGACACCCCGCTGTATGTTCGTAACTCTTCTGGGAGCAACACCAACGTCTACGTTTTGGTAAGCCCCCTACCCCCGGTTACGGCAGATGTAAATCTGTCCTTGGGGTCCTGTTAGACCAACTGAAGAGGGCGGGCCAATAGGGCCCGCTCTCACGTAAGTAAAGGAAAAGAATCATGGCAGACACCGCTGTAAACTCCACCAACGTCGTTTCCCTCACCAAGGACACCGCCGTCGCCGTCCCGGCCGGTCAGGCTGTCACCACGGGCAACGTCGCCGTTCTTACCCCGGCTGCTGGCGCCCCGTTCAAGGGCCGCTACATGCTCGTCCGTATGAAGGAGTCCGGCTCCGTCGCAACCTCTGTCGCCACCCCGAAGGCGGGCGTCACTGGTGGTACCCCGTCCAACCGCGCGGCCCTCGGTGACGGTACGGCGATCACCTTCTCCTCAGGACAGGAGAAGGTCGTCCAGCTGGAGCTGGCCCGCTACCTCCAGGCTGACGGTACCGTCCGCATCGCGGTTTCCGGTACCAACGCCTCCGTTACGTTCTCTGTGCTCCAGCTCAGCAAGAACGCCGCGTAATAAGGTATATCCTCCCATTACTGACGGGAGCTGGAGTTTCCACCCTCGGCTCCAGCTCCCGTCTTCTTTATGTCTGAAAGGAGGTTCAGGTTCATGGCAGTTCGCATAACGATGGATCATTTGATCAAGTACGTACGCACCCTAATTGACGACCATGAGGAAGACACCGACGGTGCATACTTCACAGACCAGGATATTCAGGATCGACTGGACCTGAATCGCAGGAACCTTTACCGTGAACCTCTGATCGGGTCAGAAACCTTAGCAGCCGGGGGTACCACGGAATACCACGACTACCACAGCACCTGGCCTTTCTGGGAGTCCAGCACCATTCTCCAGGATGCCCAGGGCACGCCGCTGACCCCGGACGAGTCCGACTTCCTTACCGGGTACTGGCACTTTGACACCGATACGGAACTCTACTGCCTCTACCTGACAGGTCGTAGGTATGACGTTTACGGTACCTGTGCCGGTCTACTAATCAACCTAGTAAGTCGTCTCCGCAAGGAGTTCAACTTCACGGCGGACGGTCTCACCATCCAGCGAATCACCCAGGTCCGTGACCTACAGGAGCAGGCGGAGATGTATCGCCGGATGTCCTGGGCCTCCGGTAACGCCACCCAGGTCAAACTGGTGCGCAAGGACATTACGGGGTAACCATGGGCAACTACCGATTCGTACGCCAGAGCGAGCTGGACTTCATTCGCAAGGTCCAGGGCGACAACCTATTTGACACCTGCGTAGTCGACAGGCCTACCCAGACCAGTACCGGCTACGGCGGCTGGACCACTACGTACACAACGATCGGTGAATACAACTGCCGGTTCTGGATTTCGTCCGGCCCCAGTGGTACCTCCCAGGAGTCCCACTTCTGGGGTGGCCAGGAACTAGGTAACACGGTCGGCTTCATCACCCTCCCCTGGAACGCGGATATAAAGCTCAAGGACCGTATCACCTACACCCACTCGGAGTCCGGGGAAGTCCGCAAGTTCCAGGTAACCGGTCTCCAGAAGAAAGACACGTTCGTCACCGCGACTCGTGTCCGTGTGGAAGGGCTGCGTGACGAGAATGGCTGACATCACTGTTCGCGTCCATACAGACAATCACGTGCCTCAGGTCATCCGGGCCGTAGAGACCCACGCAGACAACTGCGTGGAGTCCATCGCCAAGGGTATCCAGAGCAAGGCCCAGGCCAAGGCCCCGGTACGCACCGGGGCTCTCCGCGAGGGCATCAAGGCGGAGTCTGCTGGGGCCCACACCTGGAACGTCACCGCAGCCAGCACCGACGGCGGGGCCGACCGAGAGTACGCGGAATACAACGAGTACGGCACCCGGAAGATGGCCGCACAGCCCTTCATGAAGCCCGGCTACGAAGAGGCTAGGGCAAGTGATGTGCCCGAGGCAATCGCGCAGTATGTAGCAGCTATCGAAGCGGCAGGTACGTAATGGCATCGAAACTGGACGAAGCTATCGCAAGTTGCATTACCCGGCTTAATGGGGATGCCACTATGAACTCCCTGGGGTGGGTCGACAACCGGATTTTCTGGTACCACCCGCCCGAGGGCACCGTTTTCCCTTGCATTGTCCTGCAAAAGCAGACCGACAGCAAGGAGCACCGCATGGGTGGAATCGCCTTCAAGCGCCACTGGGTGGTTTTCAAGGTGGTCGACGGAGGTCAATCGGACACCGGGATGGATGGCGGTGTAAGGGCTCGTAGCATCGCGGAGCGTGTAGAGTTTTTACTGAACGGTTTTAAACCGACCATCACCTCTGGGTATGTCATGAATATCATGACGGACACGGGCTTTGAATACCCCGAAGCCGAAGTAGGAAACAAGTTCTGGTACCACATCGGTAGTACCTTCACCTTCTGGATAGGAGAATAGCCATGGCCTTTCTTGCCGGTTGGAATTCCCGGATCTGGTTCGACGGTTTAGCGTCTACCGGGTACATCGAGTCCATCGACGCTGACGGAAACATTCACCCCATCGACGTCACCACGCTTCTGAACCAGGCGAAGACCTTCATCCCCGGGCTGGAAGACAGCAAAATCAAGATGAAGGGGTTCTTCGACACCGACAGCGTCAACCCCACCACCACCTTCGACTACTGGCTCTTCTCGCGGAAGCGCACGGTCTACCCCGTGACGTTCCTCCCCGGTGGCGGCAGCACGCTGGGGGATCCGGCGTACATCCTGTACGGCCTGATGACCTCGTACACGATCGACTCCATCGTCAAGGATGCCGTCTCCCTCAAGACGGAGTTCACGACTTCCCGAGGCCTGTTAGAGGGCAAGGTGCTGTTCCCCAACACAGCGGAATCCACGTCCAACGCGGGGTCATCCGCCCTGGACAACGGGGCTGCGAGCACGGACGGTGGCTCAGCGGCCCTACAGGTGTCTGCGGTCAGCGGTACCAGCAGCCCTTCTCTCACCGTGAAGCTACAGCACTCCACGGACAACTCCTCCTGGTCCGACGTCTCCGGAGGCTCTTTCGGAGCGGTTACGGGTGTGGATGGGGTATTCATCGAATTCACCGGTACGGTCAACAGGTATCTGCGGGTGGTAAGCACCATAACTGGTAGCTCTCCGTCATTTACCTACAACGTTGCTGTACATCGAAACTAACCCATTCTGTTATACTAATCTAGCGCCCCTAAGTTGGCCTGAAAGGAATTCCCATGGCTTTCGTTCACGGTACAGTATCAACCCTGGAAATCGACCCCGCTGGGGGCACCGCTTACACGGATATCTCCCAGTACTTAGAGAGCATCGATGACGACATCAACGTCCACGCAATCGATGTCACGACCCTCGGCGACTTAGCCAAGAACTTCATCCCCGGTCTCGAAGACGGCAAGTTCAAGCTCAAGGGTTTCTGGGACACGACCATCGACGGCGTCCTCAATAGCTGCAAGCGCCAGGTCGTCACCTTCCGCTACCGTCCGGCCGGTGCCGGTTCGGGTCTGGCCCAGTACACGGGCTCAGCGATCCTGTCTTCCTACACCATGGACTCAATCGTCAAGGACGCAGTGTCCTTGAAGGCGGAATTCACCATCTCCGGTGGTAGCACCCGCTCAGTCCAGTCCTAATAGTTACGAAAGAGGGTAATTACTATGTCAGAGGACTTCACCAACGTTTCTGAGACCGCAGAACTTCCTAACGGCGAGCTGCCCGAAGGTGATCTTGCTTCTCTTCTCGGCGTCAGCGACGCGGTAGAAGAGTGGTTCCCGGTCCCCGAGTGGGGCTTCAAGATCAAGCTGCGGTCTCTGAGCAAGGCCGACCAGATCCGGTGCCGGAAGATGGCCACCCGCCAGGGCAGGCTGGACGACCAGGCCTTCGAGGGCTTACTGCTTCTCGCGGGTATCGCCCAGCCGAAGCTAGGCCCCGAGCACCTGGACCGCTTGCAGAGCAAGAACGTCGGTGTGGTGAACAAGATTCAGCGCCGGATCCTGGAGCTGTCATCCATGATGGAGGCAGACTCCGAGGAGGCGGACGCCGACTTTCAGGAATAATCCCGACTTGTTCCACCTCTTCTATCTGGCAGAGGCTTTAGGGAAGACCGTGGATGAGCTGCTGACTGGGAAACCTCAGCCGCTCTCCACGACCGAATTGCGCTACTGGATCGCATATCGGGGATACAAGTTTGAGGTCCAGAACCAAGCCGATGAGGAGAACCTAGCCACCATGCAGCAGAAGAACTCCGAGGCGCAACAGCAGTACATAACCATGGGAAGTAAAACCTAAGAGGCGTTAGAGGAGGCCCCACATGGCGGATGTAGCCAGGTTAACTATTACCGTAGATGCAGACGTCAGTGGGGCCATCGCCTCATTAACATCTCTGGACCAGGCGATTCGCCGGATCGGGGATTCTTCCGGGGATGTGAACAACCGGTTACGCAGTATCGGTGACGGGGCCAATGACTCTGGCCGTCGCGGGTCTGACGGGATGCGCCGTCTGGGCGACGACGTCACGCGGGTTGGCGGGGCGGCAGGAAGCACCGCCGGGGCCATGGGTAGCCTGGGCTCCAGCCTGGCCAGTATGAACGTAGGAAACGTAGCCTCCTCCATCGCCACGGTAACGGCGGCGTTGGGGGCTCTTGGTGCTGCCGCAGGACCCCTCAGCGGCTTGCTCCTCACCGGCTTAGGCGGGGCCTTCGTCGGGCTTGGCGCAGCCGCGCTAAAAGGTGACAAGGAAGTTCAGAGTGCTTTCAAGAGCATGAAGAACACCATCGCCACCACCATGAGGGAAGCAGCGGAGCCCATGAAGGGTCCGCTGATCGAGGGTATGAAGATCGTTGCCCAGAAGGCGAAGGAGATGGGTCCCGCCTTCAAGGAGGCATTCACTCAGGCCGGTCAGATGATTAAGCCTCTGACCGAGGGTCTGATGAACATGGCCCAGCAAGCCCTGCCAGGTATCAACACCGCGCTCAAGAACATCAACAGTTCTGGCATGCTCAAAAACATGGCCAAGGGTTTCGAAGAGATCGGTAAGGGCGTCGGTAACTTCTTCAAGGAGTTGTCCAAGGAATCCGCCTCGGCGGGCCAGGCCTTCGAGCTGTTCGGCAAAGCCCTGGGCAAGAGCTTGGGCGAGCTAGGTAAGTTCCTGGCGAAATTGTCCAAGGACAAGGAAAACGTCAAGGCGATGCAGAACGCCTTCGAGCTATTGAACCTGGCAATGAAGTACCTCCCGCCGGTTATCCACCTCATCAACAAGGCCTTCAACGACGTCGTTGACACCATCCGGGCTGCGGACAAGATCATGTCCACGGTAGCCAACGCCTTCCGTAAGGTCTGGCCCGAGGTCTCCAAGTTCGTGGTGGACGCAATGAAGAAGATCGGGGACGGCGTCAAGAAGGGCTGGGACGCTGTCGAGAAGTTCTCCAAGGACGTCGGCAAGAAGATGCTAAACGGCATCAAGACCGGGTGGGACGCCGTATACAAGTTCATTGTCGACATCATGAAGAAGATCGGCGAGGGCGTCAAAAAGGGTTGGGATGCGGTCAACAAGTTCTCCGCCGACCTGGGCAAGAAAATCATCAACGGTGTCAAGACCGGGTGGAACGCGGTAGTCAAGTTCATCACTGATGTCATGAAGAAGATCGGTGATGGGGTAAAGAAGGGCTGGGAGGCCGTAGCCGCCTTTACCACGGGTCTCGTCAAGAAGATCGTGGACTTGGCCAAGAAGGGCTGGGATGGCCTGGTCAAGTTCGTGACCGACGTCTTCAAGAAGGTAGCCGACGGTGTCAAGAAAGGCTGGGACGCGGTAGCGAAGTTTACTACCAGCGCGGTAAAGAAGGTAGTCGACCTAGCTAAGAAAGGCTGGGACGGCATCGTCAAATTCATTACGGACGTCTTCAAGAAGATTGCGGACGGCGTCAAGAAGGGCTGGGACGCCGTTGCTAAGTTCACCACGACGGCAGTCAAGAAAGTCGTAGACCTCGCCAAGAAGGGTTGGGACACGCTGGTCAAGTTTGTCTCCGACATCTTCAAGAAGGTGGCCGACGCCGTGAAGAAGGGCTGGGACGCGGTCGCCAAATTCACGACCACAGCCGTGAAGAAAGTAGTGGATCTGGCTAAGAAGGGTTGGGATACCCTCGTCAAGTTCATTACAGATATCTTCAAGAAGGTGGCGGACGCGGTCAAGAAGGGCTGGGATGCGGTTTCCAAGTTCACCCAGACTGCGGTCAAGAAGGTCATTGACTTAGCTAAGAAGGGTTGGGACACCCTAGTTAAATTCGTCACCGACATCATGAAGAAGGTTGCTGATGCGGTGAAGAAGGGCTGGGACACAGTAGCGAAGTTCACTACTGCTGCGGTCAAGAAGGTAGTCGACCTGGCCAAGAAGGGCTGGGACACCCTGATCAAATTCATCACGAGCATCATGAAAAAGATCGCGGATGCTGTGAAGAAGGGGTGGGATACCGTTGCCAAATTCACCACGACAGCGGTTAAGAAGGTCGTGGACGCTGCGAAGAAGGGTTGGGACACGATCGTTAAGTTCGTGACCGATGTCTTCAAAAAGATCGCCAATGCGGTAAAGAAGGGTTGGGACGCGGCGGTCAAGGCCACCACGGACGCCTTCAAGAAGATCATGGACGCGGTGAAAAAGGGTTGGGACACGATCGTAAAAACCACGTCCGCCGGGGTCAAAAAGGTGATCGATGCAGCCAAGAAGGGCTGGGACACGATCGTCAAGTTTGTCACGGACATCCTTAAGAAGATCGCTGACGCGGTCAAGAAGGGTTGGGAGAACGTCGCCAAGGCCGTCACCGATGCCATGAAGAAAGTCGTGGACGCGGTGAAGAAGGGCTGGGAGGAAGTTCTCAAGGTCGTCCAGGACATGCTGAAGAAGATCATCGAGGCGATCAAGAAGCTGGCTTCCGAAATGGCCAAGGCCGGGCAGGACGCCATCAAGAAGCTCGCGGATGGTTTGAAGAGCGGTGCCGAGGCCGTTTACAGCGTGGTCAAGGAGATCATCAAGAAGATCCTTGCGATCATCAAGAGCGCGGTAGGCCAGTTCGTGTCCGCTGGTGCGGACCTGATGAAGGGTCTAGCCAAGGGTATCGCTGGGGCTGCCGGTGGCGTTATCGACAAGGTCAAGGACGTCGCGGGGAATGTTATCGACGGTGCCAAGAACCTGCTCGGCATTAAGAGCCCCTCCACGGTCTTCGCCCAGATGGGTAAGGACCTGATGGATGGTCTGAGCCTCGGTATCAACGAGTACAAGATGAAGCCTATTGAAGTCGTCAAGGCCGTGGTTCAAGCGGTTATCGCTGCTGCCAAGCAGGGTGTGCCGGGTATGAAGCAGAGCGGTACCGAGTTGATCAAGGCCCTGGCGGACGGCGTCGAAGGTGGCTCTGCGGGCATGTTCGGCGGCGGTTCCGGGTCCATGGACTCCGGGCTAGGGGAGGGCCTGGGCGGGGACTCTCTTGGGGATAGTGGCAGCTCGGACCTCGGCGGGGGAGACCTCGGCGGCGGCGGCGGCGACTTGGGTGGCCTCCTGGGCGGCGGAGACGGCGGCGGGGATCTGGGAGGGCTCGGCGGCGGGGACTCCGGTAACCCGGCTGTCGACGCTATCAAGCGCATCATCCAGAAGTGCATCGAGGTGGCCAAGGGCGGTGCCGCTGGTATGCAGAGCGCGGGCCAGGAACTAATCCAGGGCCTTACCGGAGGTATCGAAGGCGGCGCAGGAGACGTCACCGGAGCCATGGAAGGCCTCGTTGGCGAAGGCGGCGGCGGCGGTATGCTCGGCAGCTTCACCAGCCTGCTGGGTATTGCCAGCCCCTCGCGTGTCTTCTACGGCTACGGCCGAGACATCATCCAGGGTCTGGTCAACGGCCTTAACTCGGGGCTTCCGCTATTACAGTCCACCATGAAGGACGTTGCCGGGACAGTCAGCGGTGGGATGGTCGCCGGGGGTGCCAGTATGGGTATCGCTGGGCTGATTGGTGCTGGTCTTGGTGGGATGTTTGGCGGGTCCGGCAGCATCTTGGAGAGTATCCCGAACCTTATGAAGAACCTGAACGATACCGGGGCTTTCGGACGTACGTCCGGCAACTCCGTAATCCAGAACGGCGCAGTACAAATCACCTTCAACGGGCCGGTAGACGAGGGTACAATCGAGAAATCGAAGAGTGAATTGGTACCGGCAGTTATCCGAGCCATCTTGGCTGGAGTTGGGAGTATCTAATGGCAGAGCTAGATATTGATCCGGTTGCGGATGCCCGTAACGAAGGCTGGAGTCTGGAGGGCATTCTGGGGACTCTGTGGGAGGCGTTCAGCAACCTGCTGGACTCCAACTACGGGAAGTCCCCGAACACCAAGGGCCGTGCTGCGGTCACTTTCCCGATTGACATTGCCAGTATCCCCGCTGGTGCTGTTATCACCTCGGTATCCATCTACATCCGCTGTCAGAAGGCCACTTCCGACAACCACACGGTCACGGTGAACCTGATCCCTACGGACGACACGTCCAAGTTCACCAGCCGTACGTTGTCCCCTACCACCACGTGGACTACCTACGAGATTGGTACGTACACCGCTGACCCGCTCGGGCGCCCCTGGGATATCGAGACCATTAACAAGCTGATGGTCCAGGTGTTCAGCTACTCGGGCGTCAGCGGGGCCATCCACGTTTCTCGGGTATACGCCACGATCACGTACCGGGTACGTCCGACCGTGACGGTGACCGACCCGACCGGTAACCTTGCCACGGCCTCTCCCACCGTGGCGTGGACATACAGTCAGGCTGACGGTGACGTCCAGGCTCAAGCGGAATATAAGATCTTCCAGTCCACCACAGTGTCTTCTGCTGCCTTCGACCCGGATAAGACAACCCCGGTCTATTCGGACACGATCTTAGGCGACTTGACCAGCTTCACCCTACCGTTCGCGCTGGAATCCGGAAGCTACTACGCGTACGTCCGGGTATCTTCGGGCGCAGGTGCGGTAAGTACGTGGGCCAGCAAGTCCTTCGCGGTAGAGGCACCTCACCCCGGCGTGCCGATTGTAACGGCCAACGGGAACTCGTCAGATTCCAAGGCCACCCTGACGATCCAGGACACGTCCAACTTGCTGAGCGCCGTCCAGGCCGACGCGGAAGTCTCTGCGGACAAAGACGAGTACCTGGCTACCAACTGCACCTTCAGTCGTTCCAGTAGCCAGGTTTATGGTACGGGTACGGCGTCGTACTCTATGTCCTCCTCAGGTACCTCCAACATGTACATCGAGTCGGACTTCATCCGTATGGCCCCGAACCAGCCCATCACGATCAGGGCCCAGGGCCTCGCTGGGGCATCGAGCCGGACGAACGTACTCACCTTGACGTACTACGACGAGACCTATACGTCAACGGGTACCGCGCTCACCACAAGCTCTACAGACTCGACCACTGACTGGACCGAGATCGTCGCTACGGGGACCACCCCGAGTACCACGGTATACGGGAAACTCAAGTACCAGATCACGGCGCCGGGCGGCGCAAGCGAGGTCCACTACGTAGACCACCTCGGGGTTATGTACGGGACAAACTCTCCGTGGACAGCGGGAGGACACATGTCCCGGAACATTGCTGGAAGTGATCTTGGTGGTTCTCCCGCCGATGCGGGGTTCTCCGTGGCCTCGGGTACGGCTGTCTCCACCATTACCAACGAATCCCGTACAGGCGCATCCGGCCAGCGGGCTATGAGGCTTACCCGCACGAACCCGTCCACCAGCATCGCCTTCCGGGCTGCGGGTACGGTGTACACCAGCACTTCGTCTGGAACCTCGGTAACCCTGAACAAGCCAGCAGGCGTTGCAGCGGGGGACTTGCTTATCGGGTTCATCACCGTGGACAAACTAGGGACGGTAACCCCGCCCACGGGTTGGCGGGTCGTAGACAAGGCCCAGCTTTCTGATGGTGGCTTAGATCACACTATGCACGTTCTAGCCTACACTGCCACGGCCAGCGAACCTGCATCCTGGACTGCGACCCTGTCCCTGGCCGCGAGCCGTATCAATGCACGAGTTGTGGCTTACAGCGGATGTGACGATGTCTCAGCCAACTTCTACCCTGAGGGTGTTACCACCCAGACCACTGACACCGCTCTCACCTTGCAGTCCCGGGTCCTGACCAACACCACGTCAAATGCCTGGCGCATCTCGGCCTTCTCGGCACGGGACGACGTGTCAGGCACCTGGACAGCGGCCCAGTACGGTACCGGTGGTACCACGGCCACGATCTCCTACGTCGGCGCGTCGGCTCCCTGGTCCTCAGTGACAGACGGCTCGGCCATCACGGTCTACAAGCCGACGGGGACCACCACCGACGACGTTATGATCGCGACGGTGTCGTGGTGGGATGACGAGCAGACCCCGGCAGCGTTCACCCCGCCGTCGGGCTGGACCGTCGTGGACACCCGAATCAGCTATACCGGTGTCAACGGCTTCTTCGTATGGGACTACCAGTGTGCGACGATCATCATGTGGAAGAAGGCCACTGCCAGTGAGCCTTCCAGCTACTCGTGCAGCCTGAACGGCACCCGTAACATCCGTGTGTCCACGGCGGTTTCCTACCGTAACGTCAATGGCACCACGCCGTTCATCGCTGAAAACTCATCAGGTATCACCAGCAGTACCCACTCCATCAGCACCCCCAGCGTCACCAACACCAGCTCCAAGGCGTGGAGT